TTAATCATATGGTTCATAAATCTCTTAAGAACGAAAGAGAAAGGCCACAGTATGCCTATATTGCCCCGAACTACGGACAAGCCAAGCGGATTGTTTGGGATATGCTCAAGAGTTTTGTCAAGAACATTCCTGGTATTGAGACGAATGAGGCAGATCTTCGCCTGGATATTCCTCGTCCTGCCAGGGGGGATTATATTCGGTTCTATCTTCTGGGTGCTGAAAATCCGGGGAGCATTCGCGGAATCCACTTGGACGGAGTTATATTGGATGAATACGCGGAAATGGATCCGACCGTCTGGCCAATGGTCATCAGACCAGCCCTTTCAGACCGCAATGGCTGGGCGATTTTTATCGGGACCCCAAAGGGGCAGAACCATTTTTTCGACATTTATCAACTTGCCCTTAAGAATAAAGACTATGATTGGTTCACGGCGATTTATAAAGCTAGTGAAACCAATGTTCTCCCGCAGACAGAACTAGACGCCGCCAAAAGAGAGATGCCTGAAGAGATTTATGAGCAGGAATATGAATGCTCATTTACCGCAGCTCTAACTGGCTCTTACTATGGAAAGCTTGTCGAAGAAGCTGAGCGGGCAGGAAGAATAACCGATGTTCCATATGATCCAGCCCTTCCGGTGCATACCTGGTGGGACCTTGGCATTGGTGACACAACGGCTATTTGGTTTCTTCAGCAGTTGGGCGTGCAATATCGTCTGATGGATTATTTGGAGCAATCCGGGGTTGGGCTTGATTGGTATGTTCGCCAGCTCCAATCAAAAAAATATGTGTATGGAACTCATGGATTGCCTCATGACGCAGCGGCGCGGGAGCTTGGAACTGGCAAAACTCGTCAGGAGACTCTTTGGAATTATGGTCTTCGCCAGACATTAGTCTTGCCAAAACATAATGTTGACGATGGAATTAATGCAGCGAGACTGTTGCTTCCGAAATGTTGGTTCGATAGAGTAAAGTGTGAGAGGGGATTATCGTCACTTAGAAACTACCAGAGAAAGTGGGATGGAAAGAATCAAATTTTCTCTGTTAAGCCGCTTCACAACTGGGCCTCTAACGGCGCAGACGCATTTAGGGCTCTAGCTATGGGAAGTCGGGACGAAGGGACGAGGGGAGATCCTACCCGTTATCAGAGGGAAGCTGATGAGGGGCATGATATTTACGGGGGGTATTAATGGCTGGGTTTGGTGATTTTAGTGGTTTTATTAGATCACAAAAAAATATTCGCAGGGGGGCGTCGCAGGCTCAGGCGGCAGGCCTTCAGAGTCTTCAAGAACAAATTTCTGCAGATACTAGCCTTGACGAGACAAGCCGGGCTGAATTATTGGCAAAGCTTACAGGACAGCAAGAAAGCGTGAGATTAAATCTTCAAGATATTTCAAAATCTCTTATTTCCCAATCAAGGATTGGAAGTGCTCAAAAGGGGATTGAAGATATCTCTTCAACCTTTGCCGCCGCCAGGGCTGGTGAAGACCCGGTATTCAGGCCGAGAAAGCTCCAGAAGCAGCAGAAATCAATCTTGCAGGACATGCCAGGTAGGGCACAGACTGTTCTCACGATGAGGTAATTAAATGAAGCTTTCCCCCGATGATATTATTAAAAAGATAAATCATTTAAAAGCTGAGCGTGGAACGTGGGAGAGCCATTGGCAAGAGCTTGCCGATTTTGTCTTGCCGAACAAGAATGACATCAATAACCAAAGAACGCCTGGCGAAAAAGTAAACCGCCACCTTCTCGACAACACGGCCATGCAGTCTAATATATTGCTGGCTGGATTCCTTCATAGCCTTTTGACAAATCCCAACTCTCAGTTCTTCTTTCTCACCACGGGCGACGAAGACATAGATGATCGAGACGATGTGAGGAAGTGGCTTCAGAAGACCTCGAAGAGAATGTTGAACGTTCTCAACAACTCAAACTTCCAAACCGAAGTGCATGAATCTTATATTGATATGGGATGTTTCGGGACGAGTGTTTTGTCGATTGAAGAGGATGACGAAACAGTTGTCAGATTTTCGGCAAGACCAATTAAGTCTTGTTTCATAGAAGAAGACAATAAGGGCCAGATAGTTGAGGTTTACAGGGATTTCAAGTGGACTATTTCTCAAATAATTGACGAGTTTGGCGAAAAGATTTTAGAAAAATCTCGCATCCTACAGGCCGCCTTTAAGGGCAAAGACCCTAAGAAATTCGAGATTAACCATGCTGTTTATCCTAACAAGATGATGAAGGGTGAGCGTCCGGGCCTTCCGTGGCTGTCTCAATACATATTGCCCGAAGATAAGGCCGAGCTTCGGGTGAGTGGCTTTAGTGAATTTCCTTATGCAGTGCCTAGATGGATGAAGGTGGCCGGAGAAAAGTACGGCAGATCTCCTGCGATGAACGCGCTTCCTGATGCAAAGTGCTTAAATCTTATGGTTGAGACAACTATCCGGGGGGCCCAGAAGGTTGTGGACCCGCCCATTGAAGTGCCAGATGACGGTGTGATTGGCTCTCTCAGGACTCGCCCTGGCTCAATTATTATAAGGCGCCCTGGTTCTGACCCAATCAGGCCGATCTTGAATGATTCTCGGATTGATTTTGGCTTTCAGGTTATTGAAGAGAAACACCAGCGCATTCGTGATGCTTTCTTTATTGACCAGCTTCAATTACGCCAGGGAACTCCGCAGATGACGGCGACTGAGGTTGAGGCAAGAACTGAGCAGGCGTTGCGGTTTATGGGTCCCATCTTGGGCCGGATGACTTCGGAGAAGCTTCGTCCGATTATTGATAGGGTTTTTGAGATCATGCTCAGAAGGGGCATGATTGAACCAGCGCCTGAGATCTTACGGAATAAGAAGCTTGATGTTCAGTATTCATCTCTTATCGCTAAGACGCAGCGCCAGGGAGAGGCAAGATCTATTCTTAGGGCGGTTGAGCAGGCTTCGCCGTTTATCTCTGCTGATCCTACCATTCTTGACAACATCGATGGCGACATTGCGCTCAAGAAGATCTGGCGTATTAACGATGCCCCTCAGGATATGTTGCGGGATGCGGCTGATGTTAAGAAGATTAGAGAGGACCGGGTTGAAAGGCAGAACCTCATGGTTGAGGAAGAGCTAAAGTCCAATACGGCTGACAACATTTCCAAAACTGTTCCGGCGCTTGCCAATATTAGAACCGGATAATTAATGAATTTAAAAGAAAAGCGGATACTCGCTCACATCGAGGACTATAAGCGCACCTTTTCGACTGAAAACGGGAAAAGGGTGCTTTGGGATCTTATGAAAAAGAACGGGATGTTGTCGGACATTTTCACTGAGAACCCCCAAGTGTCTGCATATAACGAAGGCAGACGTGCTGTTGTGCTTTACATTTTGCAAAAGTTAAATACTGATATTCAAAAGCTACAACAACAAATTGAAGAGGGGATTAAGAATGAAAACGAATTACGGCTTAATGATGATGAACCAAGTTATTGACGGTGGCGGAGGTGGTGCCCCAGCGCCTGTGGCCCCAGTCTTGGGTATGCCAGCCCCCGCTGCACCGCTTGGTTTAGTTGCTCCTGCTCCAGCCGCGCCTGTTGCGCCCGCGCCTGCTGCGCCAGCGGCGCCAATTGTCTTCCCTGACAATTGGAAGGACGCTCTCCCCGACGATATTAAGAACGACCCGTCGCTTAAGGCCATTCATAATGTGCAGGACCTAGCTAAGTCCTACAAGCATTCTCAGGGCCTTATTGGTCGGGACCGCGTAGTTGTGCCGGATAGCAAGACTGCAACAGAGGCTGATTGGAAAGCATTTTATCAAAAGGTTGGGCTGCCGCAGAAGCTTGAGGAGTACAACGTTGAGGTGCCGAAGAATGCCCGTTTTGCCGATGGGTTTTTAAGTGAGTTTAAGAAGACGGCCTATGAGGCTGGCGTCCTTCCACATCAAATGAATAAGATGTTGTCTTGGTATCATGAGGCCAATGAGAAGGCGTTGAGTGATTTCCTTACTCAAGACCAGGCCCAGCAGGCGCAGAAATTGGGGGGATTAAAGCAGGAATGGGGTAATGACTGGCAACGCAATAGCCAATTATCCAATGGCATGTTGGCTATGGCCATTAAGGAGTCTGGTCTTGGCGCTGAAGACGTTAAGACTTGGCTTGAGGGCGGCGCCGGCAATGATCCAATGTTGATTAAACTTCTCTTTGGCATGAGCAAATTTGTGAAGGAAGACGTTATTGCTGGCGACGGCAGCCAATTGCCGGCCTCCGTTGAATCAATTCAACAGGAGATAAACAGCACAATGGGCGATAAAAACCACGCCTTTCACGACAAAAATCATCCAGGACACATAGGCGCAGTGCAGCAAATGGAGAAGCTCTTTCAGAAATTGCATCCTCCCAAGGCTCAAATGCAGAATGTGATCTAAGGCTAGTTGACTTTTACCCCCCTCATTGAATTACCATTTTAGTGAGGGGTAATCTTTTTAGATCCCTTGTTTGGCAGTAGAGGGAGTCGGGTAGCCATTTGGTCCGACGCGGAACTCGAAGTCGCCACACGTCTTGGTTTTCAAATCGAATCCGCGTTAGCGGGCAATTCGGAATAGTCAAAATTTTAATTTTTCGATTTGGAGGATAAGATGTTTTCATCTCAAATTACTGATGCTTTCGTGCAGCAGTTCAATGCGACACTGTTTCACTTGAGCCAGCAAAAGGGTTCGCGACTGATGAATGCAGTTCGCAAGGAATCCCAAAAAGGTAAGTCGCAGTTTTTTGACCGTCTTGGTAAAGTAACCGCGCAGAAGAAGGTTAGTCGTCATGGCGATACTCCGCTGATCGACACGCCTCATTCGCGTCGGCGCGTAACATTGGTTGATTATGAGCACGCCGATCTCGTCGATAATGCCGACAAGATTCGTATGCTTATTGATCCAACCAGTGATTATGCACAGAGCTTTGTTTGGGCCTTTGGTCGAGCCAAGGATGACGAGATTGTCTTGGCGGCTGACGGTCTGGCATATGCCGGTGAAGAAGGCGCTACTCCGGTCTCTCACCCGAACAGCCAAAAGCTTGTTTCGGTGAGCGGTGGCGCTGGCGCCAATTTGAACGTGCAGGCTCTTCGTCGGGCCAAGCAGAAGTTTGATGCTAACGATGTGGATGAATCGATTCGTCGATACATTGCCATAACGTCTAGCCAGCTTCAGAGCTTGCTAAGCCAAACGGAAGTGACCAGTGCTGATTTCAACACTGTTCGCGCTCTTGTTATGGGTGAGCTTGATACCTTTCTTGGTTTCAAATTCATTCGTACCGAGCGGCTGGCGACTCAGTCTGGGGCTTTGGTTTTCGACGTTACGACTGGCGCAGTTGGTGCCGGCGCTGGCGACGCAAACGGTTATCGCAAGGTAATCGCTTGGGCCGAAGACGGATTGCTTCTGTCCAGCGGCATGGATATTATGACCCGGATTCAAGAGCGGGCTGACAAGTCCTTCTCGACGCAAGTTTTTGCGGCGATGGGAGTTGGCTCTACCCGTCTCGAAGAAGAAAAGGTTGTGATGATCATGTGTAACGAGGCTTAATCTGAATAGACTGAGGGGCCAGATTGTCTGGCCCTTTGTTTGGCAATAACGATTTTTGGAGGTTTAAATG